TCTATTAATAATATAAGGTGCATAATCTTTTTTGGAGGATGGATCTTCATCCATAATATTTTTTTTAGATTGATTAATAGAATTCAACCAATCTTTCAATTCATACTTCATAATTAATCAAAACCAATTCCTTTCGTTCATGTTGGTCTTTCATATATTCACCAACTGATCTCATGGTATATGTATGTGCATACTCAATTGCTTTCCAGGTTTTAAATCTTTCTTTAATTAACTGAGTAGAGTTATAACTGACCATCATATCCATAGTATTAACATCACAATCAGCAGCAAACTTATCGTGATCAAATCCTTTGTGCATTGATCCTCTGTTGCCATAGAGATTATCCTTAATGTCATAAGGAGGATCAAGGTACATAAAAGCACCTTGGTTCCCATCCATGAGGTAATCATAGGAGTAATTAGTAATACGCCAATTAGCAATTAATTTAGAATACTCTGGAAGTTTTTCAATTCCCCTCAAAGAAAAATTTCCATTTGATGCTTGAGCAGAGAATGAAGAACTTTCTGTTAGACCACTGAAAGAACATTTATTTACAATATAAAATCTTACTGCACGTTCAAAATCTCCAGTTTTTGGATCATTTAAAATGATTTTGGAGATGTCAAAAAGACCTTTGGCAGACTCTGGATCTGGACAAGCATTTTTGAAATGAACAAGATGATCTTTAATTTCAGTCCCAAACATCTGGAGTTGTTGCCAGAAATTTACAAGAGGAGAGTATAGATCATTTACCCAAATCTTAAGGTCTGGATAATTTTTTGTAATGTAAATGGCAACAGAACCTCCACCAAGAAATGGTTCTCTAAACTCATTATAGTTCTTAAGATCAGGAAGATACTGTGCCAGTTTTACAACTGCTCTGGATTTTCCTCCTGGGTATCTTAAAGGTGTTTTGAGGTCTTTCATTTAAATTTACACTCCACCATAATTTCAGTCAGTGCTGCAAGAAGATTAATTTCTTGGTCTGCCACAAAGGCACTTTGGTACTGATATTTAGCAACAATTAAAACTGTGGCAGCTATGCTAGGACCATCTAATTGTTCATAAAGAGCATCATAAACTTTACGAAGGATTGTGCTGGAATCATTATCCAAATTAGCAGTGACCCATTTCCTAACCTCTGGGAAATTTTTATCCTTGAGGTTCCTAATAAGATCATTTACAGATACATCACTGAAGGTAGCAAGGATCCCAGAATCAATCTCTCCACTTACAGCATATCTTTGACATTCATTAAGTACCCTCCTCCAATCAGGGAAATAGGAATTGATAATTTGTACAAGGACTTTTTGATCATACTTGATGCCTTCTTCATCCAAGATGTTTTGTAGACGCTTGAAGAAGGATCCTGCCAACTGGGATTTTTCTTTACCTTTAATGTTGAATTCAACAACTGCACATCTTGAATGGAGGGGTTCAATGATTTTGTTCTTGTAGTTGCAAGTAAAGATGAATCTACAGTTCTTATAGAACGTCTCAATATTAGCCCTAAGAAGGAGTTGTACATCTGTGGTTGTGTTGTCAGCCTCATCAATAATGATGACTTTGTGTTTTCCAGTTGCTTGAAGTGAGACGGTCGAAGCAAAGTTTTTTGCTTGGTTCCGTACCGTGTCCAAAAATCGTCCTTCATCAGATCCATTGATGACATAATAATCTACTCCTAATTGCTCACATAATGCCTTTGCTACTGTAGTCTTTCCACATCCAGCAGGACCAGAAAGGAGCAAGTTAGGCACCTCTCCTTTCTCTACAAAGTCCTGAAATGTTTTTTTAATAGATGCTGGCAGAATACAGTCTTCAATCTTTTTAGGTCGCCATTTCTCAACCCACAGAAAATCTTTGCTCATAATAAATTAAATCAAGGAATCAATTGAAAGATGAATCTGGTTCCAATGCTACAAAATAATTAAGACTATATTTCTCATTAATAAACTTAGCGATACAATTATTTCCAGTAGAAATAATCACATTATAGGATCCAGGAATAATTTTAATATTTTCTACTTTAAAGTTAAGAACAAATTCTGTGTCAGTTTCTCCAACAATAATTGAATACTCATTTGAAGTATCATTGTTTTTATCTCTTACCACCAAACGAATAACACCAGATTCACCAATTGCAGAAAGATCTGGCAGTTTATAAACAGCAGATGCTTTAATCAATTTGTCTAGTTGAGAATGCTCCAACTCAAAACAAATATCTTGACTTGGAAGATTGATGTCTTTTTCTGGAGGAGATACAATAACCTCAGGATCTGCAAAGAAATATTTTACTTTACGCTTACCTTCTTTAATTACAAGATGAGTGTCATTTGTAAAATCCAGGTCTGGATCTTGATGCAAACTTAGACCATTTAGAAATTCATTCAAATCATAAATTGCAAAATCTTTAGGAAAATCTTCTTCTACATTTGCTTCTGCATAAATGTTCTTAAGAATTGACATAGTTCTAATCTTAGAACCTTTTTTAACAAAAATAGATTGATTAATAGAAGAAAAATTCTTCAGAACAGTAATAGTATTATCAGAAAGTTTCATAGGAATCCTTAGTTTCATTATTAAATCCAGCAAAATTATAAAGAAGAATACCATAATGCATAATCTTTAATGCATCAAGTTTTGACATTCCATTTTTCTTACCAAATCTGGATGAGTATTTGATAAGATTATCTCTACAAAATGGAATTCCATCTCCAATAGATTCAATGATATCTAAAACTTGAACCTTAGATTCTTCAGAGGCATAGTGAGAATGATATGTACTTGACATATATTCTTCAAGAGATTTCATAGTTTTGTCTTCATTGTACTTCCAAAATCCATTAGAAGTTTTATTTTGTGCCATACTTGTTTTATTAGAATCAATTTCCTCAGGGGAAGGTTTATACCAAAATCCATCTGCTGTCATTTCATATCCAGCATTTATCATACCTTGATATGTCATTTCAGGTACATGCATAATAAAGTTTATTAATTGTCATTGTTCATGATACCACTTAAACTAGTAAGAGTCAACCATCATGCTGAATCCTTTTTTCTTTTCAAACTTTACTACACTATCAAACTTGTCAATTAATTCTTCAGTCTTATGTGATATGACAAACACATTTGATTTTTCAATCACATACTTAATAATTTTAGTAAAGCTATCTGTTCCAAAATCATCTAATGAGCTATCAAAAACTTCATCCAAAATTAATAGATTTGTATTGATAGAATTTTTTACTTTTGCAATTTCCCTCCAAGTAAAAAGAATAGATAAGTCTATTCTCATTTTCTCTCCTTCACTAAATGATGCATATGAAAAATCTTCATAAATTGGATTTAAAGATTTTTCGTTAAACTCTTCATCTAATGTAAAGTTTATAGGGAACTCTAGCAAATCAAGATACCTGTTTAAGTTCTTGTTTACCAAAGGCAAATATTTTTTAATGATTTTAGTTTTTGCTCCATCATCTTTCAGCAAAAGATGTATGAACTCATAGTTTAAAAGTTCTTCTTTCTTTGCAGCAATGCTTGCAATAATGTTATCTAAATTGTCTTCAAGTAGTTTTAGTTTTTCATATTCAGAATTAATCTCTGTTTTTCTGGAGACAAGTCTTTGAATTTCTTGTTGCAAGTTTCTGATCTGTTTTTGGAGTTCAGAAACTTTAATATTGTTATAATTGATCTCATTGTTAATTTTAGTAATTTCTCCTGAAACTTCTATAAATTTTAACTCTCTGGCCTTTTCATCCTCAAGAGAGGATTTGAGTTGATCATATGCTACTTGAAGTTCATTCTTTTTGTTTTGAATATCATCTATCTTATTTAATCTAAATCTTTCGTCTAAAGATTGAGTGCAGGTAGGGCAAACCACATTCTCTTGGAAAAAATTATATTCTTTTGTAATGGTTGATACTTTTTCTGATATTTTTGTTTTTAAATTTTCTAATTTTTTAGTCTTATCTTTAGAGAAAGATATTTGCTGCAGTAGTGCAT